ACCTTTTCAGATTTTGTCGCAAACGGCACCGGCTTTCTACTCCTGACAGGAGACAGAATGGTATTAGCTGAGATGCTGAAAGAAGGGGCAAATAGCGGCAAACCGCATCACCTCTATAATCTGTTTCCACAAGAGGTTACTATCGAAGCAACACAAACTTTCCCGGCAGAGGTTGTAAGTTACAAAATGACCTCCATTGCCAAATCATGGACAATACAGGAGGTATTACATGAGGCTAAATGGAATCCTGAATACAACTACGATGGCACTAACCTGTATGGCCTTTCACCGTTAAAAGCCGCACTCAGAACATACACAAGAAACAACTACGCAAAGACAGCCAGTGCATCAGCATTTAAGAACCAGGGCGTAAAAGGGGTATTATCTGCTGATGTGGACCCGTCTTTAGTAGATGGCGGCAACGTAGGGGTATTAGTAGAGCAGGCAAATAAGGTAAAGCAGCTTTTAACAGGTAAAGAATATAGTGGTCCGGAGAATTACAACAAAATCGCTTCATCAGGTTACCGCATGAACTGGACTGAGATAGGACTATCTCCTGTTGATATGGATATCATCGCATCAGAGCAGTGGGATATGAGCCGGTTATGTGCTATCTACGGAGTGCCACCGCAGCTATTAGGAAGCGAAAAAACAAGCACTTATAACAACGTAAGAGAGGCTGAAAAAGCATTAACCGCAAGGGTAGCTTTACCTCTGCTTACCTCTTTCCGAAATATGTTTAACCAGAAACTTCAATCTGATTGGGGTTACAAGGATAAAAACATTTACGTTGATTTTGACCAGACCGTTTTCACTGAACTGGATGAAAACACAAAAGATAAAGTTGAGTGGGTAAGCAAGCTGTGGATGTTGTCACCCAATAAGCAATTAGAGTTGATGAATATTGAGAGGGTTGACAACCCGCTGTTTGACGAACCATGGATTGATAACAGCCGTGTTCCTTTATCGGAGTTCATGGCAAATGAAGTTGATAACGAATTAATGAATGACAGAACGGGAAATAATAGCTGAGATGTTTCGCCGCTATCCGGTAACGGAAAGGGAGAAAGGGTGTGCAGCGGAAAAAAGGAAAAGGGATGAGTTACGGCACCAGGTAAGATTAAGGCTTCAACATGAACAGAGAGGAGAGAAGAAAATATTCGAAGGCTGTAACACAGAAAAACAGGAAATGGGAGACAGTGTTTTTCCCAAGAGTGAAAAAAGCTATTAAAAGCGAAATAAGTTCTTTGATTGAATATATGCGGGTAAACGGTGCTGATAAAGCAAGCAATTACTTCGATGAAAACATTGCCAATCTGCAAACCACTAAAGCAGTAAAAGAGATTTATCTGAAAGTAGGGGTAAGCAGGGCCAATAAAGTAACAAGGCTTTTAAGAGCAGAGGCAGTACAGGCAAAGGGATTTGGATTTAATGCGGAGTGGATAAACTTCATTCTGGATTATTTCAAATTTCACCTGGTAGAGCATATCACATTCGGGACCGTTCAAACCATGCGGGAATATTTCTTACCCATTATTTCAAAAGCCATTACAGACGGAGTTTCATTTGACGAACTGGCAAGGCAGATAAGGGAGAGTGGGTTTGAAAAATGGCAGGCGGCCCGGATAGTAAGAACGGAAGTTAACAGTGCTTCTAACCTCGGTACAAAGGCAGCAGGAGAAACCTATGAGTACCAGACACAGAAAGAATGGATAAGCGCAAATGATGCAAGGGTAAGGGGTAGAAATCCAGAGGACCATGCAGATCACATGAGGTTGGACGGTCAGTTGGTAGATTTTGACCAGCCGTTTACCGATCCAAAGAACGGTGTCGAGTTGATGCAGCCCGGTGACCCGAGGGCAAAAGGAACGAGGCGAAGTGTGGCCGGTTCGGTAATAGAGTGCAGATGCACTCATGCTTTAATAGCAAAGAGAGATGAGAACGGAAGGTTGATAAAAAAGTGAAAACGAAAAGTGAGGAGTGATGGATAAAAAATACATACATAAAGAGGCTGATGTGACAGCTTCCCTGCCGATAACATTTAAAGATGTTGACGGCAAAAAAGGCATTGTAACAGGTTACTTTGCCGACTTCAATTCTATTGATTCAGACGGTGATATTATAAAGCCGGGAGCCTTCACCAAATCAATTAATGAATGGGGCCCCAATTCTTCCAAGAAAAGAATTAAGCACTTATTGAATCACAATACATCGCAGCCTTTAGGTGTGTTGATCGTATTGCAGGAAGATGCAAAGGGGTTGTACTATGAATCACAGTTAGGCAACCATTCATTAGGTGTTGATTTTGTGAAAATGGTTGACAGTGGCCTTGTCACAGAACATTCAATCGGTTTTCAAACGATCAAATATAACCAGCTGAAGCCCTGGAACGAATGGAAACCAGGTGAGGCAGCAAGGGAGTTGACTGACCTCAAATTATACGAGGGCAGTTCATTAACCGCATGGGGTGCAAATATGAATACACCCATGACCGGTATGAAATCAGAGCAGAAAATACAGAAGGTAAGCGGACGGATTGACCTGCTTATAAAAGCCATCAGGAACGGAACATTTACTGATGACACTTTTGATATGCTCGAAATCGAATTAAAACAAATGCAGCAATTCATGATTGACCTATCCACTCAGGAGGTAAAAACCACAGAGCAGGAAGCGGAGAGAGTGAGGGACTGGAGTAGTATAACAACATTGATTAACAATTAAACTCAAATAAGATGAGTGAAGTAAAAAAAGGATTCTCCGAACAAGAAACTGCTGAATTAAAGCAGCACCTCGGGGAAATTGAGAAAAACATTGGTACAAAGATGGCTGACCAAACAAAAGAAGCCGTTGAAAAAGCATTGAAGCCTGTTACAGATGAACTGGAAGGGCTGAAAAAATTTAAGGTTGATGCTGAAACAGCACAACAAAAGAACCAGGCCTGGATTGATGAGCAAATTGCAAAAGGCAACCGGGTAACTATTGAAGGAAAAGAAAACAACTTTTCAGCAGAGTTGAAAAAGAGCCTCGAAGAAAAAAAGGAGCTTTTGGCTGATTATAAAAAGAACCGTACTCCCATTTCTTTTGAAATGAAAACAGTCGGTAATATCGGTGCAAACAGTAACCTTTCTGTATCTGGTACGCCTGCTTTTGTGCATGGTGGTGCATTAAGTGAGCCGGGCCGTAAGCCTTACGAATTAAGGCACATCCGGGATCTCGGTTTGTCAGTTCGTAATCTGCCTGCTGGTATGGATGCTTATGTTATCCGTGATGCAGCCGGTGAGGGTGGGCCTACATCAGTAGCTGCTCTTGCTGCTAAACCGCAGTCTGACCGTGACTGGGTAAAAACCATTGTGCCAATTACCAAAATTGCACATTACTACAAAATGCCAGAGGAGTATCTGCAGGATATACCCTGGTTACAAAGTGAGGTTACCGGTGTAGGTATCGAGGAGCTTCTTGTAAAAGAAGATTCTCTTTTCCTGACCAACAGTGCAGCCGGTGAGTTCAAAGGGTTGAACCAGACCTTTAACTCAACAGCGTTTTCAGCTCCATCCTCTTTATCAGCTGCCATCGAAGGGGCTAATAATTATGATGTGCTGGTAGCAGCATGGACACAGTTGAGGAATCTGTACAGCAATCCTACTGCTGTAATTCTTCACCCGAATGACTACGCAAAGATGATTCTGACTAAAGAAGCGACAACAGGTGCTTATCTGTTTGGTGCTCCTAATCAGAACATCCCGAATTTATTCGGTGCCCCGATAGTTCCGCATACCGCTGTTACATCTGATAAGTATTTCCTCGGTGACTTCAGCAAGGTAACTGTGGGTGTAAGATCGGGCCTGTCAGTTCGTTTCTACGATCAAAACGAAGATGATGCTATTAAAAACATCGTAACAGTTGTAATCGAAGAAAGAGTTACGCTGGCAGCAGACAGGGTTGACAGGATCATTTATGGTGATTTTAGTTCTGATGCGGCTGCATTAGAGACAGCATAATTTTTTAACCCGGAGGCGGTAATTCCGCCTCCAACTTTAAAACTAAAGACAAAATGAAATTTATAATTCTTTTATGCTCGTTTGCACTTACCTGTTTATCTGCAAATAGCCAGGTTCGTACAATGTACTCTGATTCGCAAACACTGGACACTGTTTCTAATACGGGAACAGCTACCTGGTTCACCACATCTGGTAGCCAGTTCAGTAATTATTCGCTGCAAATAAATATCACAAAAATCAGCGGAACTGTGGGCGGTACATTAAGGGTCGTGTACAGCAACGATGGTACTAACTGGTATTCTTTTGCCGGTGATTCAACAATCACTCCAACAGATGCAACCGGTTCTTACGGCTGGCAATTAAGAGATATCTCAGCCCCTTACATCGGTGTAAAATGGACCGGAACAGGTACGATGAGTGGAAGTGCTTCGGCTACACTTAACCCAAGACGAGACATATAAATTAGGTAACCGGGCGGAATAATCGGAAGTACATCGGACTAATAGTGTGTACGAGGGTCGGAACCTCCCCCCGGTTCAATTAGTAAGAATGGATTATAACGTTATAAAATCGGTACGAGATACGACTTCAAGTATCACAGAACCTATTACCACACAAGAGGTAAAAGACTGGCTAAGACTTGAAGGCTTTACCGCAGTTGGTGGTAGTGAACTCACCTTTTCTGATGATGATACAATTATCACCATGATTCGTACTGCAGTCAGGGAGCAGTTTGAAAAGATTACCAACTTAACCCTGACGGCCACAAGAACGAAGGAAGTTGTGTTGACGAATCTCTGTGGTGACATTGAATTACCCTACGGTCCTATTGGCAGCGTAACAGCGGCCCTCGATTGTGAGGGCAATACAATAGATACGGATGACATTGAATTGACCGGCACACATTTTAAGTACCTGAAAAGCCCGAAGTATGCTGATATGACAATCACTTACACCTGCGGATATGGTACTTCAGGATGTGAAACATTGCCACAGTCAATTAAGATGGATATGCTCAGGGCTGCCGCTTACTATTATATGAACAGGGGTGATGATCCGGCGGTGCAGAAATTTATTTATCAACTGGTATTGAAATACAGCCGTAATACATGGTTAGTGTGATAGGTAAAATGAAACCCATACGACTTGTTAAATACACCACTGCACAAGGTGCAACCGGCAGGGCAACTGAGACGGTTTCGGCCTCTTATAATGTTTTTGCAGAACTGCAAAAGACAACAAGCGGACGGGTGGTAAAAGAGGCGCAAACACAGCTTAGTAATACGATAAGATTCAGGCTTTTTATCCGGCCAACATTTGATGTAACCGGTAACTGGCGGTTGATATGGGCAGGGAAACAATATACTGTTCAGAGTGTGGATAGGATTGATGAAAGAAAATTTAATTACGAAATAACAGCAACGGCCATTGGTAAAAGTTGATATCATAGGATTTGATGAGTTTGAAAAACGGGTAAAAGCCGCTTCAAAAAATGTAGCGAAGGAAATAGCCCATGAAGTTACTGTGGCCGGTGATCTTTTTGTACGAAATGCTAAAAGAGATGCCCCGGCCGATCTCGGGCAATTAAGGGGCGGTATCAGCAATCAGAAAATAGCTTATATGACAACCGAAGTTTCAAGTGTGGCGAAACACTCTCCTTATATCGAATGGGGAACGATAACGAGAGTAAGTGTGCCGGGAGAGCTGATGGAGTATGCGGCCCAGTTTAAGGGAAGGGGTATAAGAAAGAACGGCGGCATTTTTCCCCGGCCATTCTTCTTTAAGCAAATACCAATTATAAGGGAGAAGTTCAAACAGAATATTAAAAATATTCTCGACAGGATATGAGAAATGTGAGCAAAAAATTGATGAGCAGCTGGTATGACCTCTTATCAGGGAACCTGGAAAATTTATTACCTGTTTATGTAGAAGCAGTGCCGGAAACAGAGCAGGGTAATTATGTATTGCTCCGCAGCGAAGGTGAAACGGATGTTGATAAGAATGATAAGACATGGATAAAAGAAGTGGTCATCATTGCAGATATCACCACCGTTTTTACAACCGATGTTGACCCGGATGTGGCTGATAATATTGACCAGGAGATAGGTTTATTGGTTGCAGTAGGTCCGGGGCATAATCACAATTTATCGGCACAGGATGACATGAAGATAAATAGTGTAACGGCTGAAACCTCAACCAATCTGCAAGAAGATGATGGAGAAAAAAAGTATTACAGGAAAATAACAAGATACAATCATTTAATAACAATTCAATCGTAAAAAATGGCAGAACCCACAACAGTAACCGGCTCGGAATTAATATGGAGCTACTCCACCGATTCCGGTTCCACTTATAAAGTGGTAGTGTGTAAGAAGTCGGCTAACATAGATGGAAGCCGCAATGTGAATACGGAGGAAACTGATTGCGGAACGTTCAAAACGCTGGGTCCTTCAAACTGGAAATTGAATTTCACAGGGGTAGTTGATACTGTTCCTGATGCAGGTGAAGGAAGCTGGACCGAGTTGTTAACACTCTTTGAAGCGAACACTTCATTTATGAGCAAGTTTGCAACTTCTGGTAACGAACCCTGGATCACCGGTACTGGAAGGCTTGCATCATTGCAGTTGTCAGCAGATGCACCAAGCGACACCGTAAAATTCACAGCGGCTTTTGAATTTTCAGGAGCCATAGATATAACACCGTAAGCATGAACGGATACATAAGTATAACCCTCGGCACAGGAGATGTGATCGGGTTGAAATTCGCTTATCCGGCTATCCGGATGTTTGGCGAAGCAATGGCAGACAAGGGAGAGTTTTATTACACCGGTACGGAAGGTGATTCCCAAATGACAGTTGAAGGTATTGCCAAGTTTATAGAATGTGGGTATAAAAACAACTGCCTGATAAAAGAGGTGCAGCCTGTTTTTAAATACGAGCATTTTTATGAATGGGCTGAAAAGGCTATCACTGATGAGGATGTTGCCAAACAAATAGCCGCTGTCCTGGAGTGCTATGCACAAACAGAGTATGCTAAGAAGCTGCAGGAATTAACCAGTACGGATGAAAAAAAAAATTAAACGGCAACACTCCCTTCAGCTGGGATGACCTTGACGGAGTTCTTTTATATGAATGTGGTTATACCCCGGCAGAGAGAAACTGCCTTTTAATGAAAGATGTGTACCTGATCTTTCATGGCCGGAATATAAAACTAAGAAATGATGAACTGATTGCCAGGAAAGCAACGGCCATTATTTCCGATGTGATAAACCAGACAATGGGTGGCACCGGTGTATTGGAAGAAATAAAGAAAATGTGGCCGGTGGATGGAGAGGTAAAAGAAGTGCAGACAGGAGAAACCCGAGATGAAAGAAGAAAAATAATCGAGTACCACAAGAACGCCTTGTTAAAGAAACGAAAAAGTGAGATTAGATGAGTGCTGCAGAGATGAACATACGAATAGGGGCTGATGTATCAAGGGCTGTGGCTGGTTTAAACCTTGTCACAGAGGCCACAGCTAAAACAGGAGCAGCACTTAACAAGGTTCCTAATGTATCTAACCAGGCAACGCTGGCACTCAGCAACCTGTCAAGGGTGGCACAAGATGCCCCTTACGGGTTTATTGGTATTGCAAACAACATCAACCCGCTGTTAGAATCTTTTCAGCGGTTAAAAGCAAGTACAGGAAGTACGGGTGGTGCTTTAAAAGCATTAGGCTCATCATTAACCGGTGCAGGCGGTTTAGGACTTGCAGTTGGTGTGGCATCTTCTTTAATGGTCGTTTTTGGTGATAAACTATTCGGAGCAAGCAAGAAGGCTGAAGAATTAAAAAAGAAAAGTGATGAAGTAAAGAGTGCCATTGACGGTATATTTTCATCAACTGCAAAAGAAGCTACTGAGGTAGGCTCTTTAATAACCGTCCTGAAAAGCGAAACAGAAACAAGGGGCCGCAAATTAGCGGCCATACAGGAATTACAAAAAATTCAGCCTGAAGTTTTTAATGGACTGAAATTAGAAGGAACTGCAGTAGCTGGCTTAGATCAGGCTTACCAGAATTATATCAGCAACCTGAAAAATGTAATTGCTGCAAAAATATTGCAAGTAGAACTGGAGGCGAAAATAGAGAAGCTGCTGAAGATGCAGGGTGTTACCGCTTCAAGTGCATTAGAGAGGTTTGCAAATGAAGGGGGCATTGCCAAAATATTGGCTGATAATTTCGCAAAGACAAACCCCGGAGAAAAAAACTTTTACCTAGAGCAGCTAAACGCAACGAAGGATAAAAAACAAAAAGCACAGGCGCAGATTGAAGCCGAGATAAAAGACCTGTTCGATCAGTTAAAACAATTCAGCAGTAATATCAAGATTGAGCTGCCAAAGGCTGACGGTGGCAGCGTTGCCTCAATAGTGGATCCTTTGGATATTACTAAAATGCTCGACCTGTTTACAAAGAGATTACAAGAGCAGGCGCAAAAGCCTGTACCTATACAAATACCGGTTGATCTCAAAGTAGCTCCGCCGAAAGCAGATATCGGGAAAGCAAGAGGGGCCGCAGTAGATCCGGGAATTACAAAACGAATACAGCAGTATAATGCTCTCGGTGATATTATAAGCAATGTGGTAACCCCTGCATTTGATGATATGTTCGCTGCCATCGGCAGGGGCGAAAATGTTTTTAAAGCATTTGGTCAGGCCATAGTGCAATCACTGACACAGCTTATAGCAAAATTGGTTTCTACCATAGCCTTAGCAGGTATTTTATCATTAATAACAGGAGGTGCTGCCGGTATCGGGTTTAAAGGACTGGCAGGCTTTAAAAATATATTCAGCGGCCTGATGGGTTTTCGTGCCGGTGGCGGTCCTATGTCAGCCGGGTTAGCATACAGGGTAGGTGAAAGAGGTCCTGAAACTTTCATACCCGAAACATCAGGACGAATGGTGCCCGCATCACAGGGCAGAATTTCACAAGGAAGTATGGCAATGGCATTATCAGGTCAGTTCAGGGTATCTGGCAATGACCTCGTTTTGGTCCTTGCCAACGCAAACAGAAGTCAAAACAGGTTAGTGTAATGAATGGATTGGTTTACAGAGGAAGTTGGCTGATGTCGAATGGAGTATCGGAAATAACGGTTGATATTTTCGATACAGATGTTCAGATCGTATCTGGAGATCCCGAAGTGGTGCCCCTTCAGATGGGTCAAAACCCGTTAACCATATCCGTAGTTGACAATAACAAAGACAAATACACCCCGATAAAATCAAAGCAGGCTAAGATTGAGATAAAAACCGAGGCGGGTATAGATATTATGACCTTCACCGGTTCAAGAGATAACAGGTTTTATGTAGAGATTTATAACGGTGACAGCACCTTTTTATTCAAAGGCTTTTTAGTTACAGCCGATCTTACACAGCCTTTCTTACCAAACCGGCAGACACTTGTATTAACCGCTTCTGATTGCCTGGCATTATTAAGAGATGTTCCGCTAACCGATTCAGACGGTGATACCCCTGTTGGTAAAAACAGGATCATTAAATACATAGCATGGGCACTTGAAAAAACAGGCATGAACCTGTTTATTAAAGTCGTTAACAATTTACGACATGGCTCAGGGCCTGTTACGGTAGCGCTGGTAAACTTCTCAAACCCATCCAGTACAATATTTTTCCCGGCATCAACAGAGGATAAATTTTACCCCGGACAGGAAATTCAGGTCAGTTCTGCCGGTACTAACAACGGTAATACGTTTGTGGTGGTGCAGAATAACGGGGGGTTGAATATAGAGGTAACACCTGCACCGGTGCATGAATCAGGTGCTACCAACGTAACATTTATTGATACATCAAGTAACGGTCATTTCTATACCAAAGTTTATTTAGATGCAAAAACATTTGAATCTGAGATAGGAGAGTGTGAAAACTGTTACCAGGTATTGGAAAAGATATTGGGTAAAGATTGCTTTATCACACAATACCAGGGCGAATGGTGGATTGTACGGATTGATGAGTTTGACGAAAACGATATCTATGTTTCTGTTTTTGAATCAGACGGAACATTCGACACCAATAACGGTGCTACCTCTTATAATATTGAGATAGGAGAAACAGAAGTGTTCAGGTTTGCACTGGCAGATCAGCTACTTGAAAGGGAGATGGCGCCGGGTTACACCAAGCTGATATACAATTACAATTTCCCATTAGAGGTTCCATGTAATAAGGATTTTTCAAGAGGTGATGTTATTGATGATACATTACCTGAAAAAACATACGCATTAGACTGCTGGACACTCAGGGAAGGTGTGCCGGGATTTTATGGAACTGTTGACGGCACAACGGCAACGATTCACAGAATATTCAATGATATTGATTACGAGGAAGAAAGATATGTTGTTTTAACGGCAAGAACATCGTTTGAAACATCTTCGATAAACGATGCAACATATATAGAAAGCGAAGCCATACCGGTAAGTGAGAAAGATAAAATTTCTGCATCAGTGCAATTCAGGTGTGATTCTGATATTGGAACGGGCGGCAATGGGAATGCAAGGCTTTTCAGAATTGTTTTAAATGGCGATGATGGGTCTTGGTGGATATTGGGAGAGGACAGCACAGGAGACGGAATACCGAAGTGGTTTAATACTTCTGCATGGACGGTCAATACCGCAAAAGGTGCTGTATCTGTTGATTTTGATGTGGATGATACAGAATGGAGAACAATCAGCTGGGATGCTCCCGCTGTTCCTATTTCGGGTAATATTTATTTATGGCTTAACCAGTTTAACCAACTGAACAGTTCAGATGATAACAGGGAAGTTTGGTACAGCAATCTTTCATTTTCATATCTCCCTTATATCAATGGTTCTTATCAGCAATACACCGGCCAGTATCAAAAAGTAACCCGTACCGAAACCGGTTATCTGTCTAAAAAAGAAGATGAGGTTTTTATTTCCGATTCTCCTAAAAAACTGTTTAAGGGTGCCATGTTCGTATTGGTTGACGGAGCTTATGTGCTTACAACATGGTTTTACCCGCATAATGTTTTCCCTTCCGGCCCGCCTGATGCTACTTATATACACCCTTACGGTGAATTGCAGATCAGGAGTTATTTCAATCAATACCGGAAAGCCAATGTGATTTTTACCGGCACCATAAGGGGTTTATCCAATACATGGCCTGACCTTATCAATAAGTTTTTATTGACCGATGCCCATGCAGCAGCAACGAACAGGTATTTTCTCAATACGGCCTTTAACCAGGATTGGAAAACAGGGTTAATGCAGGGCAGCATATTAATAGAATGCTATGACAGGATTGACGGAAAGATTTACAGTGAAGAACGGGAGTTTAAATATATCTCAAGATGACAAAATTAATACGAGGTGAAAATATAAAAGGTCAGCTGTGGATTACCGATACATGGTATGACATCTTTTGCGCCAAATCTTGTGAGTTAACAATAGAACAGGATGAGCAGGAGGTTACCAGTATTTTAAGCGGTTCATCCAGGGAGTATTTACCCGGTATGTCAAGTACAATCTTATCAGTTCAGGGTATCACTACGTTGGATAACAGCGAATCAAAAATCGCAATCACTTACCTGATGCAGCAATCAGTAAGGCAGCAGGTGCTAAACTGGAGGGTGTACCTCGAAGCGGAAAACGGAGATACATTGGAGGCTTCATTTTGGGGCATGATAAGAACGACCACTTTAACAAAAGAGGGCTTCTCTTACGGCAAAGGTTCGTTAGTAGTAAGGGTATCTGGTGATGTTAATTTCAGCGAAATAATAAGCGGCCCGGCCACTGACTTTGATTACTACTCCGATTACTGGCAGACTGTAAACGGTCAAAACTATATCAGCGGTAACAGTGCAGGCGAATCAAATGCCAGCCCGGTAGCATATACGCCGTTTGCATTAGCGGCTACCGATACAATACTTGAAGTGGCGGTAGAGGGTATTGGTTTTCAGCAAACCGAAGGAACGCCGGGTAATATGGAATATAAATTTTCTACCTCACCGGTAAGGATAACGTTTTCACCTGATTTGATTTTTGACGGCTCGCAACGAGTGTATGTTTTAATAAAAAGACCTGTATGATAACACAGATAACATACGAGATGTTTCCAGGCACTGCATACATACAAGATGCGCTGTTATCAAATGCCTTTATTCTTTGTGTAAGAAGGGAGGGCATTCAATATGATTTTAGTAACAGCACATTGGGGAGCCGTGAGTTTAACTATACAGCAGGGCCGGGGCGTATAGACTTTTTAACAGCTGCAGGCGGGCCACCCGAACCGGGCGGAACGCTTGATATACCGGTAGAAAAAGTAAATGTTCTTATAAAAATATAATATATGCGGAAATTATTATTACTGATTTTTTTGGCGGGTTCATTGGTCGCATCGGCGCAACCGGGAAATTATATGTGGCGAAAAACAAGAGAGAGGATATATGCGGGGATGTT